AGCAAATATAGTCCTGGCGGATGGCCAGACAACACCCGTAAACGTCACTTTCTATCCTGAAAGTGTATCTCCGGAACGAAGCAGTTTTGTTGATAGAAGCCCCGGTATTTCCGCCGCTTTCCGTCGCTTGATTGTCAAGTTCTCTCCGGCCTCCAAAACCAGAGCAACTTCCCGACCCTCGTACGAGGTTGAATACCCGGTGACCGCCGTTGTTGATGGCGTTACTACCGTTGTACGAACCCTTCGTGCGAATGTACAGTTAGTTGAACCGGATGGGTGCACTGACGCTGAGCGCAAGGACCTTTATGCATTTCTATATAATGGTCTTAATAATGCGCTCATCAAAGGTGCTATGCGTGATTACGACCCTATTTTCTAAGTAGTTTCGTTTTCACCGCATATTTTTCTACCCAGTTATGGAGATGTTTTTCATGAGAAAAACAAGAAAGGCAAAAACATTAGTTAAGCCAAGCCGTGGAGAAAGCGATTTCTTCAATCTAGAGACACGGGCTTATTTGAGGGCATGTGAGGGATTCGACACCCCTCGTAGTTTAACATGCTACCTACTTGCTAAGCACGGCGAGTGGGAACAACTTATCTCTTTACCCGCACCTGATTCATGTAGCTCCACTTTCATTTACGATTATGGTGCTACTAATATGTTTAAGAAGAATCCTAGGATTCCTCTCTACACTAATGAATCAAGGGCTGCCGCAGCTCTTCGAACCTGGTTCGAATCTGAGGCTTTGTGCAAAGAGACCAACACGCGACTCCGAAATGAGGTTTTAAATCGTCAGGATTCCCTGGCTCCTCAAACCCGATTAGGCAAAATCTTTCGTGCCTTCGGTAAGGAATTGCGCAGGATACTCGGACCGGTTGATTATCAGTTCGTTTCATCCAATGTTGGTTTCGGCCCTGGATCGACGATGTCGGTCAAAGGACGAGATGTGTTGCCTTCTAGAAAGTTGTGTGTGGGAAACTACACATCAACCCCAGGTCTTATTCCTCTTGTAACCTCCCTCTTTCCGGAGGGTTGCACATTCTGTGCAGTCGGTTACAATGAATTTACTACTGTTCCAAAGACTGCAGTAACCGATCGAGCGATTGCTATCGAGCCCCATGTGAACGTACTTGTTCAGAAGGGGATCGGTGCTCTCGTTCGAAAAAGATTACGGCAGGCAGGTCTCACACCGAATGACCAATCTACGAACCAGAAGATGGCGCTTAAGGCACAACGACTTGATTTCGCTACCATTGATTTATCAATGGCAAGCGACACCATAGCACGTCGCCTTGTCGAATACTCTGTTTCGCAAGAATGGTTTCATCTATTAAACTTAGCACGAACACCTGGCACCCGCATAGGTGATGACGTCTTCGTGCTTGAGAAGTTTTCAAGCATGGGTAACGGCTTCACTTGGGAGCTCGAATCAGCTATCTTTCTCGCCATCGCGCGTATTTCATGCGATGGAGTCGGAGTCAGCTGGTCTGGTGTTTCCGTCTACGGTGATGACATTGTCTTACCGAAAAAGGCGTTTCGTGTCTGTTGTGAGAACCTTGAGCTGTTAGGCTTCAAGGTGAACAGTAAGAAGTCATTCTGGCAAGGTGACTTCTACGAGTCATGCGGTGTCGATGTCTACAAAGGGCAGAATATTCGGCCCTATTTCTTTAAAGGAGACTTCGATGACTTTGAGAGCAACTCTATCCGGATGGCGAATGGCTTACGCCGTTATGCCAATCGGCTTGGTTGCGGCCTGTATTGCGATAAAAGGTTATACCGCGCCTATCGGCTCGTCGCAGATAATGCTGGACGAGGTCGACAGACTGGTGTACCTGACGGTGTCGGAGACGACGGACTTGTCCGTAATCTCTCCGAAATCGTCTCGCTTAAGCGGGCCCGCAGTGGACTTCAAGGATATAGGTGTCTTGTCTTGCGACGTGACCCTATCCCTTCTCGAAGATCCGATGCGAATGGGCTTCTTTGGAGTTATTTATTCCAATACCGG